CGCCTCCTCAACCTCGGCACGCAACGCCACCCACCCGGCAGCAACCCACCCGGCGATCTGCGTTTCCACCGCTGCGAGTCTCGCCGCTGGGACCAGCCCGGCGAGCATGCCGAGGGCCGCCGCCCACGCCGCCAACGTCCACGCCTCATACTTGTCCGCGAGCTCCGTCCACGCTTCCGGGTCGTCCAGCACCCCCGGTTTCGCTTCGAGCGTCGCCGCGACTCGGTCAGCGCCAAGCGAGGCGATGACCGACCGGTTGTCGGTCCCGTCGACCGTGTCTCTGAGCGCCCGAGGTAGCGCGTATCGGACACGCGACCCGGCACGGTCCAGCGCGCGTTCCATCGCCGCGCCGGCGGCGACCTGGAGTTGGCGGCGCAAGTCACGGTCGATCTGAGCGAGCCCAACCGCGAGCACGTCAAGCCCGTCGGGCGACACAGCAGCGGCCGGCGCCGGTCCGGCTGTCGGTGCAACGGCCGGAGCGGCTGACGCGGTGACCGCCTTCGGGGCCGCGGCGACCCGGCGGGCAAGCTCGTCCGCGTCGGGAGCGTCGCCGTCGTTGAACCCTGTGACCGTCCGATACGCGTGATCGGAAATCACCATCGCAGTGTGCAGCTGCTGTGCATGCTCGATCGGGTCTGGTGTTGCCAGGGCACCGGACGGGTCGAACCCGACATGGACCATGTCAATGATCTCCGGAGGCACCCCCAGCCGTTCCCATTCGGCGCGTGCCGGGCCGATCGTCCACGACGACGCGATCAGCGCGGCTAGCGGGCCCATGTGGTCACGCCACCGCGTCTTATCGATCACCGTGCCGTTCGCGAACGTGGTCGACTGGTGGCCCATCACGATCTCGACAGGCAGATCAACACCGCGGGCGACACGCTCGACACGCGCTTGCATCTCCGCCGCCCACGACGCCGCGTCGCGCGGCCGACCCAACTCGATATGGCGGACGGCCGCCAGATGCTCCGCGGGGCCCCGCACGAGGAACGGCACCACGGACGACGGTGCCGACGGATCTTCGATCGGTTCGGCCATCACAGCCGCCAACGCGTCGATGAACGACTGTGCATCAGCATCGGGCGACACCGGGCCTGGAGCGTCAACCCCAACCCGAGAAAACGTCAACTCGTTCGGGACCAACAGAATCCCGGCGGAAGCGCGTGACGCCGACCCAGCCCGGCCCTCGCCAGACAGCAACCGCAGCGCCTCGAAATCGTCCTCGAGCTGTAGGAACGGCGACCATGCGGCCGACGACCAGCGCGGGTGACGCACCCACACGCGGATCAGCCGATCCCACGCGACCTGCCGAGGCTGATCCGACGGGCTGTCTTTCATCGCCCATCCGCCGTCAGAGGTCGTGCCGATCTGCGACACCGACGCGACCTGCCAGACCCGGTCACGCTCTGGAGTGTCAGGGCCGGGGTCGGCGACCGGCTCGACCAAATAGCAGTCCCCTGCGACCACCAGGTTCTGCGCGACCGTCGACCACACCTGGCCGGGCGACGTGATGTCACCGCCGACCGTGGTCGCCAACCCGGACACAAGCAGCTGCGCCCACCGGTCAGGGATCGGCGACGCGTCGTCCGTCACGGACACCCGCTCACCGGCAGTTACGGCGACCGTCACGGTCGCCGTAACAAGCCCGATCTGCGAACCCGCATACCGGACCACGTTCCCGGCTTCGGGAATGTCCTCCGCTGCGTCCCACGCGTCCGCCTGCCATTGCGCAGCGACCTGCCGTCTCGCTTTCCCGACGCTGCCGGGCCGCGGCGCCTGCATTCGTGCCGCCGCGGCAACGAGGCCGGTCGCCCACATGCTGCCGGCCGCCGGCACTGGCTCTACAGGTGGTGTGCTGGTGCGTCTGGCCACGACAGGGATGCTACCGCTCTGCCGCCGCGATCAGCGTCGACCCGGCCGTAGCGACAACCAAGGCGCGCACGAGGACAGCCGTGACCCGAGGGAAGATCGTGTGGCCGACCGCGATCCACACCGCGAAATGCGTCGGTGCGCACCACCTGCAGTCGAGCGCTTCCACAGCGAACCGCGCCGCACGACTCCCGTCGACGGCCGCGGCTGTGAGTCGTGCACGCGCAGGGTCCGTCACCCGGTCGACGGTGGCGAGCCGCCAGAGCCGCCACACCGCGACAGCATCCAGACCCACACCCCACACAACCCCGCCACCGACGCTGCGATCCCGACAGCCGGACCGGCACCCCACCACAACAAGGCCGGGACCCACACCGTCGCCGCCGCGATCACGCAGCCGTGCACCACACCGTCGCCGCATCCGCAGCTACCGTCGTCCACCGCACGCAGCGCATTTCGGCCGCACAATCTCAGCGGACCCGCCGTCATCCAACGCGACGACCCACCTGCGACCGCGGTCGGGTTCATCCGCAGGCCCGGTCGCTGCGGCGTCGAACAGCACTTCGGCCGCGGACATCAACCGGAGGCGGCCACGCCGATGCACCACCGTCACCCCCGACCATTCAGAGGTGACCGTCGACCCTTCGTCGTCGGTCACCGTGATCGTGACATCAGCAGCAGCGAGCATCGGAGATCCCATACGGTCACGATAACTGGCGGCGCTGGCGTTTCAAAGGACCACCGGGCCCGCCCGGTGTTGGGGCGGCGTAGTCGGTGCCGCTACCGCGGAGCCCGGCCAACGCCTGCGTCATCGCGTCGACCGTGTCATCATGCGCGCCATTCGGGAACGCGGCGCATTCGTCGACAAGCACCGCAGCGCCCGGCAGCCACTCCGGCAAGACCACATTCCCGGCTTCGATCAGCCCGGAATGCATGCGGGTCCGCACCTCTTTCGAACCGCGTGGCGACACCGGTTTCACGCCCGGCACGCCACGCCGGATCAGCGCCGTGACCGCGTCGGCTTCGCCCGGTGTCACGCCGAGCAGCCCCCCCACCTCAGTCGACAGGCTGTATCCAGGGTCGGCGGCTCGAAGCTCGTCGATCAACTCTGGGCCGTACCCGGTGTTCTCAACGAGATGCACCCGGCATCCCGGATGCCGCACAGCCGTCAACGCGATCGCGGCACGCGCCACCGCCTGCGGCCACTGCCCGCGCAACTGGTCGACCAGATGGAACAGCGACCCGGAACGGCACCACACCTGCCCGACCAAATAGTCGCCCGCCTCCTTGTCCTTCAACTTCATGTCCCACGACGACACCATCTCGTCCCACCCCGCCGGGGGCTGCGACGACCACCGGAACCAAGCACGCTTGATCTCGCCGCCCTCCTCCGGCGCTGGCCGCTGCTGCTCCAACGCGTTCCACAGGTAGGAGCCGAGCACCCGCTTCCGTGCGAGCACTTCCTCCGCGGGGAACCGCGACGGCTCCAACGGTTCGCCGAGCGCACGCCCCAACGGGTCGCCTTCTTCCGCCAACGCCGGAAGGACCACCCGATGCCACACGTCGCCAGACGCGCCGATCCGGGCGAAGTAGTCGTCGACATGCCAGCGAGTCCCCGACGCGATGATCGGCGTGTCGACCCGCTGCGTCCGCAGGCGCAACTGCGACCGCCACACCTCCCACACGAACTCGCGGACCGCCGCCGAATGCGCCGCCTGCCAGCCTTTCAACAGGTCGTCCAGCAGGAGCACATCAGCCGAGTACCCGGTGATCGCACCGTTCACACCGGTCGCGTACAGCCCGCCGCCCTGCTCCGTGATCCACTGCCCCTTCGCCCTAGCGTCCGCACGCAACCGGAACCGGAGCATCCCCGCGTGTTCCTCCGCGAGGTCGCGGGCGCGCATCGACTCCCGCTGCGCCTTGTCCGCGTCATACGACACGAACATGATCCGTGCCGTCGGATCGCGATCCAAGATCCACAACGGACCCCACACCCCCAACAACGTCGTCTTCCCGTACTGCGACGGCATGTTCCACATCTGCCGCGGGCGCACACCCTCCACCGCCGCACGCAACTCGCGTGCCAACAGCCGGACGAACGGCCACAACTCGTACCGTCCACCCGTCAACCTGTGCGCCATCGACGCCGCGTCCGACCGCCACCCGAGATCCGAGCTCGAATCCAACGCCACCCGAATCAGCTCCATGTCCTCCGCCGGCGCATGAGCTTCGAGCCACGCCAACTGCCGAGGCGACAACTTCCGGACCGACTCCGCCAGCAGGTCACCCGCCATCGACCATCTCCGGTAGCGCGGCGATCAACTCGGCAAGCGACTCGCGTCGATCCGCCGACGGGTCAAACACCGGCACCTCATGCACCACCATCCGCGGCCCATACAGATCGGGGAACCGCCGCTCCAGCAGCCACGTCAAGGCGTGCAGTGACCCCGTCGACACCTCCTTCTTCGTGGTCCGCTCGATCA